GGAAGAGTAAGATTCCTCTAGGTTTTGAATATGCTTCTGAGCATGAGGTACGGACTTAAGAGCATCCTCTTGAGTCTTGTACTTTTTGTCTTCACCAATCCATGCGGACAGATCAGACTCAGGCTCGGCTTGTTGGCCGTCAAACAAGTCGGTGGTTTCCGACATAAATTACTCCTTAGCTAAGGTTAGTAAAGCTACAACGTGCTTGAATGCACGGATTTCCCCGAGAAGAGTAGCTACTTCGTTTTGCCAGTTAGCATTAGCAACGATGTCACTACTCTCCAAACGAGATCTTTTACTCTCAATTTGTTTATTGAGAATCTCACGGACGTAGTTGAACTCTTCGTCCGCTGTTAATAACTTCGCTTTGAGCTGCTCTTTGGCCTCTGGTGTAACTTCTTTAAAGAACCTAGCGTCCATTAAAGCGTACCACCTTCCACAGCAGCTTCATCAACATTAGCAGGCGTCATGCTTTCTTCTTGCAACTGACGCTGGTATTCCTGAGAAAGTCTGATGCTTTCGGCTTGTTCCTCTAGGCGTACGTTATCTCGTACCAGTTCGTACTTAGCGAAGCCCAGCAGCTCCTCAAACATCTCAGCCTCTCTCTTGCCGCTAACGTGATTCATTACGGCTGGATCACCTCCAAAGATCGCACGGAACCCTTGGTAGTTCTGCACCATCTGCGCTCTGGCAGCAAAGTGCCGGGCTCCTACGGGACGGATTTTGCCTTTAGCTCTGATGTCTGCTGGGGTAACGCTGATAAAGTCTTGGATACCAACATCCGTGTCGATAACCTGAATGATATCTGCAGCATCCAGCTCCATACGAGCTAACTCAAGCATGTTGTTCAAAAGAGGTTCCAAGATATACATTTCAAAATGTACAACTTTTTCTTGGAACATCTTACTGCTGTTCTGCTCTAGGATGTTTACCTCAAATGCTGTCTTCTCCCCAGGGGTACGGATACCAACAGCCTGTCGAGGTGCGCCTGCAAACTCCTCCATCTTCTGTTCAAGGATTGCAATTTGTGTATCTGCAGTTAATGCAGTAGCGTCAATTCTTAGTGTCTCAATGTCTCCATCATCGCCTAAGAAAATCTGTGCAAAGGGTTCCCAATCGAACTCCTCCACCTGCCCTCTGATCTTAAGAGGCGGGTGTGCAATTAAATCAAACAGGTCAGCCTTGATGTTCTCTAGGTGGTCAATCCGGTACTGCATACCTACTAGGTTATCCAGCGGACCCATACCGTAGAGGTTATCAGGACGCTTACGCCACTGTGTACCGACACTGGTTTTCTCGCCAGACCATGTGGGGATAGGCTCGTCACGTAGCACTGTGGTGCGATCCATGACTGTGACCACACGGTTACGCAGGTACTTCTGATCTGCCTCTAGGTACATGTCACCTTTGAACTCAAGGATCTCTACCCAGCCTGTCTTAAGATACTGGGAGTACGTACCAAACCCGTCAATCTGCATACCGAAGGCTTTGTCGATATCACTGTCACGGTACGCTGCTAGTTCTTCTCTGTTCTTTTTGATCTGTTGTAAAGCAGACTTCAAATACCCAGCACTCGGATTCTCTTCGATCTCTTTCTCTAGCTCACCAATGCTCTTGATGTAACGTGTGATCTCAGGAGACTCAGCTATGCTGGGAGCGATTGGATTAATACAAATATCCAAAGGGCTACGACGAATAGCACGAGGCCCTTGCTTAATAACCTGAAGCTCACCGTCAACCTCGTGGTATTCCTTAACGTAATCACAATCTACAAAAGCTGTACCGTAGTCAATGTAGTCATAGATTACTTGGTCAATGATATCAATGAAGTTAAACTGGCGAAGCTTGTTAGCGACGTATGCTTGGATAACTTCTGCCTTTGCTTTAGTTGCAGAGTCTGCATCATAGGCTTCCCAGCGAAGCCAGTTATCATTAGGAAACAAAGCAGACTTGTAGTTAGCGTGAAGGTTATCCCTGATCTGACAAATCTTAGGCAACGTGGTTTTGTTTTTCCACGGCAGTTTAGAGTTACTTGTAGTCGTTGTGTCAGTAGCAAAAACGTAGTTCCGCAGTTCACGCTTCTGCTCTTTCCACTCCGCACGAGCCATGTCCCACTCACGCCAGAGATCAGAAACTCTCTCAGCGAGATTATCTTTGGTGATGGCTTGTTGAATCTGGGCTACTTTACCTGCCATAATATTCTCTTATCAGCCAGCAAATGCAACACCGCCGAAGCGGGAATCAAACACTACATTGCCTCTGCGTGTTCTATTTGTATTCCTAGTAGGTGCCACTGCAATATCAATAGCTGCTGTCAGCGCGTCCTTGATATCATCATGTGGCGGTCTAGCTAGAATTAACTCTTCCTCTAACAGAGAACACATGCCGTTCTTTTGATGCCATACCTGCATGTTATCATACTTAGGCTCAAGAGTTGCAGCAATACGTTCTTCTTTACTTCCTGAATGTCTAGTAGGATTATGTTCGTCGATACTTAACATAAGTCCATTAGGTACTATGTAACTGTCTTTAAGTTCTTTAACTAGCACTTTCTGAGCTACTGATACTTCACACCGGATCTTTCTAAAGCCCCACTTCATATGTAAATCAAGCAGAGCATCGTAGTAACTCTTGATCTTATCTGTCTTAAAACGATCTATGTCTAGTACGTAGATTCTGTTTTCTGCATCAATACCTACTACAACAATCGCAGTGTAGTCAGCTTTCTTGTTCAAGCTAAACGCAAAGTCCATAGCTGCAACTACATTCAGTTTACGATCCTTGAAGAACCACGATCCCCTTTCGTTTACTAGGAACTTAGGATCGAAGTACTGGAACTTATCTCTGCTGATCCGGTTGCTTGTAGGATCATTAGGATCGTTGTAGTACTGTGCATAAAACTGCGTTGTGTCTACGTACTTAGCTTTCTTTCTTGCTAGTTCCTTCAAGTCAAAGCCAAACAGCTTACCGTCATGCCGCATCTCTCGGGGCCAAAGGAACACCCCTTCCTGCTCTACTACTCTTTGGAACACCTCGTACACCCTGTCAGTGTGAGAGAACTCTCCGTTCTCGTCGAACACTTCTTCTTCCATTTCAATCAACGTCTGGTATAGATCTCTAGGGTGATACCGTGTACCAACTACAATCTCAGTTGCCCCTGTCGTTTCGATACTCGCCAGTTGCGAATACAACGCTGCAACCTTAGAACGCCCATCCTCAGTGTAAGCATTCCCAGGTACAACAAGATCGTCGAGATACACACGGCTAGCATGGAATCCAGTGATGTTAGTGGTGATTCCAGCAGCTTTGATACTTGGGTCTCGGACACCTTCCTTCTTCCTCAAAGGATGATCTACGATGATCTCGTTAGTATTCCAGCGTTCTCTTAGTCCTTCCTCTAGGTTCACCATCTCAGGCCAGTACCTACGGTAAACCTCTGACGTCAGGATCTGCTTAATTGCGTAAAGCTGTTTCTCTGCAAGGTCTGAAGTAGCAGACACATACAGTATTGTCTCTGTCGGATCTCTCGTTAAATCCCATGCACAGCGCACTGCAGCACAATGGGATTTCTGGTGATCTCTCGGTAGTAGGCAGAGTTGGTTGTCTTTAGCAGAAGGCCGTGTCCACCAATCGAACAACTCTTTGTGTACCTCGCCATACACCCTGTGAGGATTAACCAGACGAGCAAAGCTGTACAGGTCTTCTTCAGCTTTTTTGCGTATCGCTTCAAGACTCAAGACCTAACCTCTTTAGATCCTCTGCGAATTCTTTTTCAAGCAATGCGTCCTGACGTAGCTTACCTTCCCTCTCAGCCTTGCTAGGACGCCCTCTCTTGCTCTTCCAAGACCCCTCTGCTAGCCACCTAGCAGCATTCACGTTTCCTTCCTGAGCCTGCTTTACAAGCCCTCTCATGCCTGTGCTACGCAGCCTAGCGGATAGTTCTTCTTCCCACTCGTTGTACTTCAGCTTAGTAGCCAGCAGATCATTAGCTTTGATTTTTTTCCAATGATCCCAGTCCCCATCAAAAGCCATCTGCACAAACATATGCTCTGTGGGGTCCATGCAATCCATGTACAGTCTACGTAAGGACGGGTACATCACACCGTCTTTCTCGTAGTCATAATCCTTCATAGTGTATGAAGGCGGGATGTCATCGTGGGACATCTCAAGAAACAGTGACTGCGTTAACCTGACGCCTTGAGGGTTCTTCAAAGGGCCATGACGTTGCATTACTCAGCCTCAGTCCAAGGTAGTCCGAAAGCATTAGCTTGCGGAGACTCTTCTGCTTCTGCTTGAAGAGCAGCTTCAATGCTTGCCTTGTCTACAGAATCAAACACCCAAGACAGCACCACAGGCTGTGTGAGGTTCTCAAAAGCAATAAAGTCAGGAGCATCCGGGTCAGGAGTAAACCGCACAGGCCCTGCAGAAAACGCACTGCCCGTAACCGTGAACACAGATGCCTGCCAGTCAGCAACAAGTACACCACCTGTTACCGGATCACGTTCCATGTTAGTAATATTCCAAGTTACCTCAGCCATTCTGTTCTCCGTTAAGCTGTAGCATAGGCAATAGACACATCGCCGTTTTCGTAAGTAGTAGTTTCAATATCAAACCACATCACCATGTTTGCATTCGATGTTACCGTTGCAGTTACAATTAACTGAAGAGTGCCATAGGTATCTGCAATGCTGATATTAGAACTTGTTAAAATATCAGTGCTGTCATTAGTTACCGCTGTGTTCCCATCAAGCATACGGAACCCGTAGATACTGCTGCAGGTTCCATCAAGACCACCGGGAGTGTTATCGCCAACAGCACAGGAGGCGGTAACTTTAACCACCCCAGGGCTCCACGAAACACTAGCTGGAAACGTAATCGTAGCTGTAGCTGTGGTATCTCCATTCATTTGTAGACGACGAGTAAAACGCTGCACTCTGTCAGGCAAGATATTAAGGCT